CATTCGTAGAAGTAGCCGGTATTTCTGCGCGGGTTTGAGAACGCCAACCAAAAGCGGTTAGGCGTGTTCTCAGTAAAGAAGCCCGCAGTCACTGCCCAAATGGCGTCATCAATACCGGAGGCTTCGTCAAAGATCACCATCACGCCATCGTAATTGTGAACGCCAGCATACGCATCAGGGTTCTCGCTTGACCACAGCCGTCCTTCCACCGACCAATAGCGTGTGCCTTTCTTTAGGTCACGCTCAACCAACTCTGTAATCCACTTAGCGGGCATGAGGCGGGTGGCTTAGACTTCAAACCAATGGCTGTTAAGTGACATAGCCAACCACTTAGTAATCTCTGCCCAAGTGACTGAGCGTAGCTGCGACTCGGAGTTAGCCGAGATAATGGTCGTCGAGCCAATTCGTGTGGAGAGCATCCATAGGGTTAGCCAACTAACCAAGGCAGACTTGCCAATTCCGCGACCGCTTGATGTTGCCATCCTGAACGTGTCAAAGTCAATCTTGCCGCCGTTCTGTTTAATGTGGGCGGTCAAATCAGACAAGACCTCGCGTTGCCATTTGCGTGGGCCGGCAAAGTTTTCTAAGGGCGTACCCTTCTGACCCCAAGGAAACGCGTACAAGACAAACGCTAGTGGGTCATCCTTGATCTTGGGCGACCAAAGGCGGCTCATAAGAGCCATCTCTTCGTCTGGGGAGTAGATGGGGGTTTGCATGAGTGGATTGTAAAGCAAGAAATGTTAAGGCAATAATAATAAAAAACAATAATAAAAAATAAAAATTTAGGGTGAGTCCTCCGCTAGCTAGGGCGCCGACGCAAGGCCCTACCCCCCCCCACCTTGTTGCGTTGCAACATTGCTGCACAATCCTTAGGTTGTTGGACAACCTACATCTCTAGTTGTTGGACATCGGCCATCTAGATGTCCAACGACTAGATGACCTACAACCTAAGACGTCTTGTTGCGACGCAACATATTGCAATGCAACATATTGCAATGCAACATAGCATGATGCGCTGCAACATTCACAGCTCGAGCATTGTGCAATGCACAATCGAAAGTTTGAATTATTTTGATTTATTTTCATTTATTTTGTGCATTGTGTGTATTTGTGTGTTATTCTGTGTCTTCCTAATCTGATTTATCACACAAGGAAATACAATGATCATACTTTGTTGGACTACCAAGCGCTCAGACGGCATGACTGTAGACCACTACACCACGTTTGAAACACTAGACACAGCGCAGCGCGCTTATGGCCTAATAAGCAAGGACGACAATTGCTACAGCGCCACGCTGTGCAAACCTATTGTTTCAACCGAAACGCATTACTTAGACTAAATTCAAACGCCCGCGAAAGCGGGCACCTAACCCGATTTAATCGAACAAGGCCATTACCATGACAAAGACACAATTAAAGCGCGCAGTATCTAGCATCAAAATATCTGTTACCAGCAAATTAGACGGGATCCGCTCTTGGTCTTTGCAAGCACTAGACACTTGCCCTGGTTCTATTGCATCACCAGGCGAGTTAGTAGACGCGTGCAAGGGGTGTTATGCCACTACAGGCAATTATCGTTTTGCTAACGTCAAAGCGCCACGTCTACATAATAAGGAAGACTGGCAGCGTTTAGAGTGGTCTGATGACATGGTTGCAGCGTTAGACTCAGACCGGTATTTTCGTTGGTTTGACTCAGGCGATATGTACACTCTTGCACTTGCTGAGAAAATGTTAGACATTATGATTCGCACGCCATGGGTAAAACATTGGCTGCCAACAAGAATGCATAAATTCCCCAAGTTTCGCCAAGTACTGGCACAGATGGCAGCATTGCCAAACGTTAGCGTACGATTCTCAAGCGATAGCGTTACTGGCGCCTATACAAAAGGTTTGCATGGTAGCGTCATTATCCCCACGCCAGCTGACGTTAAGCGCGGCATGACATTGTGCCAAGCGTACGCCAACGAAGGCAAATGCTCGGGATGTCGCGCTTGCTATGACAAAAAAGTTAAAACTATTGCTTACCCCGCGCATGGCGTCACCATGCATAAAGTTATTCGCATCATAAAGGCAGCATAACCATGTCAGAGAAAATTCACGCCACGCTAGCAGCATTGCTAATGAGCATTGCTTTTTTACTTTCACTCTATCTCTAGGTTCAAAATGACCATTTCACTTGTTGCAGCGGCACTAGTCATTCTGTTAATACTAGTCTTCGACCTATGACCTAAAACATACCCCTAGAATCGATTTAAAGCGCCTTAAGGCGCTTTTTTTATTGTGCCCTGTACTCTGACTAAGATATTGATTTAAACTCGCTGTAATCTTACTTTAGAGATGCGATTATGACAATCGAACACAATTCAACACAATTATCACCACAAACCCCTATTTCACCACAAGACGCAAAGCTAGCTGTTTTAGATAAGCGAGATGACTGGGGGTTATTTCAACCAGTCTATGACTGGGCATCAATCTGGCCTGTAGTGTTAAAAGAAATCGGTAATGGTTCAAGCTTAATCTCTGCGATTAAAAAGCCAGGGTACCCTACTTATGACGCAGTACAGCGCCATATGCGTGCGAGACCCGATGTTAGGCGCCAGTATGACGAAGCAATCGAGATCCGTGCTGACTACCTTGCAGAGACTCTGATTGACATATCGGATGAACCGATACCGGAAGGGTTAGACGGGCCATATCTCAGCGCATGGATTAATCAATTAAAAATTAAGATTGAAACTCGCAAGTGGACGGCTGCAAAATTACGTCCCAAACAATGGGGCGACAAAATCGATGTGAGCGTAACGCACACACAAATATCCATCGTGCAAGCTTTGGAGCAGGCTGAAGCTAGGCTTTTGGATGTGACCGATATTGAACCAAACGAGCCTAAAACCATCCCAAATACCCAAACCACCTAAAACCACAATTTATACCAAATTACCTCGCACCATAAATCGTACCAAATACCAGTATCTATAGATACTGGGTATGGTTTGGTACGGTTTTTATGGCTTTTTGCCCCCAAACCGTACCAAAGTACAAACCGTACCATTGGTACGGTTTGGTACGGTTTTGGTATAAATCCCCCTCACTCCACACCCCGCATAATCAGCATACTTTGAGCCATCATTTTGTCCTGAACCACCCACCCATGCTCAGTACTTCTTAGTATATTTGAGGTAATCAACTTACCCATAAATCGGCTCAATTCACTCGGATTGAGCATTTTTTGCACAGTATTTTTTGCAATACCTTGCTTATCTAAGTACTCTTTCAGGGCTGATCTGGACACAAAAGGCTCGCCTTTCACGTCCTCAGCACCACTATCAAACCATGCATTCTCAAACATTTTGCGGTGTTCTTGTAATTTATTGTCGGCGGCTGTTGCCTTAATTGGAGTATCAACCATCTCTAAAACAGCACTTTTTACGGGTTCACCGTCTTCGTCAAACCAACCAGGGATGACCACTCCCTCAATCCTTGCGTACAAAGGCTCGGCTAATTCACCGTCTTTTTGCTTGCGCTGAACGATTTCAAGCGGTTGCCCGTCCTTGGCGGGGATAATGGATATCTCAATATCCAAGGCACCACGCCATGCGCTCGAGCCACGGGCACGGTGCTGGGCTTCGTCAGATACGCCTGTGTGATGCACAAGTAAGACTGAACACCCAAACTCACGCATGAGGGCTGCGCAGGCGTCTAGCATTGTTTTGGCGTCCTGGGCGCTATTCTCATCGCCTAACAAAAACCTGTGCAGGGTATCGACCACTATGATGGATGGTGGATGGGGAAGTGCGCGAATCTGATCGGCGGCTTTTTGGTATCCTTCGGGGGTGTTTAGGTCGCACCCTGATTTGGATATCCACATTTTGAGGCTTTTTACACCCTTTTTGTGTTTCCAAGCTGCCACTCGCCCCTTTAGTCCTTGATGTCCTTCGCCTGCCAAATAAACCACCGTACCGGCTTTGACCTTGTTGCCTGCCCATTGGGCGGTCGCCGACGCTATGGCGAGCATCCAGTCTAGAACGGCAAAGGTCTTGCCCCCACCGGACGGGCCATGCACCATGATCAACGCTTGCTCGGGTAACCACTTTTTGACAAGCCAAGTGATGGGCTCGGGCTTTTCGCTGAAATGATCTGCACCAATTAACCATTCATCATTGGGTGGATTAAGCAGAATAGACAGATCATGCCCTGCTTGGGCGTAGTCGTTGGCGTCCCCTTGGATGGGTGGCATGACGACGCGGGCACCGTGTTTGGCGCTTGCTTTGGTGGCCTCATTCATGCCCACCCCTGACACGTCATTGTCAGCCACGATCACAATGTTCTGTGTGCTGCCGTACTTAGCGCGCATGATGCCTGTCACATTCGACAGGTTATTTGCACTATATGCCACGCACACCGCCTCATTAGTCGCCTCATGGATGGTCGCCGCGGTGGCAAACCCCTCGGCTATATAAAGCGTTTGCTTGATCGCACCAATGAGCCAAAAGCGAGAGCCTGTGACGCCACCGGTGTGATAAAGCTTGTTGCCATCATTGTCTATGTACTGAAGGCTCGATAATTCACCCTCATCGCTAAACAATGGCACGACTAGGCGCCCATCGCCGGTAACCCGTGCGCCATGTGCGCTAATGCCTTTGCGTTTCAGGTATGGGTGATCAGGGCTTGCCGGTGTGAAGGTTGGCCAAGTCGATTCTATGGTTTCAACTGCCACCTCATGCTTGCGCTCTTGCTCGGCATCGCGCAACTTCTTTGCGGCTGCGATATGAGAGAGCAATTTCATCTCATCTGCACGGGTGTATTTAATATTGGTTTCGGCGCGTTTTTGGCTAGTAAAACCAGCCTTCCAACAACCAAACACAAGCATGGGGATCGGATCCTCAAAACCAACGTACCAACCAGGCTTCTTGCGCTTGTCCTCATCACTCGCAAAACGGTGGATTTTGCCATCTAAAACTAAATCCCTCGGGGCGTGAAGCCCCGCGTGAACAATGGCGTCAATAAACTGTACTTCGGGTGATGCCAATATCTTCTCTGCTGGGGGCGACCAGTTGTCGCCTAGGATGGCCGCAAGATTTGTCATGCCTTTTCCTCTTCTACCCTAAACTTATTTTCTGCCCTAAGTTGACTATCACTTTTAACTTCAATCTCATACTGCCTGCCAGTTGGTGGATATTCGCCCCATTGATAAATGGTCTGAGGCCACGTCTTTAGGGCATCTGCAAGCTTTTTAACCCCACCCCAATAGTCAATTGCTTCCTGTGTTTTCATGATTTATCCAATTAAATTGAAAATACTTGTTGACACAATACCATTTATTATGATCTACTACAAATAATCGCTAAACGGACATCCCAAACAGCGATCAACTTAGGAGAGCCACATGGCTATCAATCTACGCAGTACCGCAGGACTCGCCGCAGATGGCGTGAAGCTACTTGTTTATGGTCAAGCAGGCGCAGGTAAAACTAGTCTTATCCCAACGCTGCCCCATCCCGTCATTCTCAGCGCTGAGGCAGGTTTGTTGTCAATTGCAGGGGCTGACGTGCCTTTTATTGAAATCAGCACAATGGCTGATTTGTGGGAAGCGTACGACTGGCTTACGCAAGGTGGTGGTCAAGAGTACAAGTCGGTTGCTTTGGATTCAATCAGCGAGATTGCCGAGGTTTGTCTGAACACCGAGAAGAAGACTAGCAAAGACCCACGTCAGGCATATGGCGAAATGCAGACGCAGATGGCTGACATCATCCGCGCCTTCCGTGACTTGCCTGGTCGCCACGTCCTGATGACTGCTAAGTGCGAGAAATCAACTGATGAAGCCGGACGCATTTTGTACGCACCGAGTATGCCAGGGAACAAAACGGGTCAGAGTTTGCCCTACTTTTTTGACGAAGTGCTTGCATTACGCGTTGAGAAGGACGCGGAAGGCGTGGCGCAACGTGCGTTAATGTGCG